AAGACGTTAGCGTCTTGACCCAGGATTTAGCGGTCCCAACCGCGCCGTTTAGACTGGCTCACGTCATGATTTTCGGTTTTCTGGGTAAACAAATAATGCTCTCGCCGGGTGTGTCTGGACAACACATGATACTGTCCAGTCGGGTTCGCCTTAAAAATGACTTTGCCGGATTTTTTCCTCACACGGCGAGAATAAAAGAAAGGAAATATCAGAGAACGCGTGTGATACCTGATATAAAACAAAGTCGAACGTGAAACAGACAATTTACATCGAAGACAACAAAATGGAAAACTGTACCTATTGTAATCCCTGCGGGGACTGTAAGGTATGCCTGGATTCCCTCTCACCGAACCATTTTCGGTCTGAAACTAACTCCCCTGACGACGCTACCTCCTATAGACGCCTGAAATTTTCAGGTGACCTACTCGTATACCCATCCGATGGGGTACCTGAGGTCCCACCTTTGTGTGGTACTAGGTCTGAGGATGTGAGGGGGAGGGAAGTAAGTTTGCCCCGAGTCGCCGGTCTGTCTTCTGGTAGTGCGATTAAGTTCTGCGCACAGGAGGGAGAACGCGGCCGTGAGGGAGTTAATGGTGGTGTGAAGTGCTTCCGATACGTCAAGGAAGAAAAACGGAAAAGACGTCTCCACGCGAGGGCCACTCGGCATCCTCGGGAGAAAAAAGAGAATGAACGACCGGTAGAGAGAGGATCTACTTCGGGGAAGAACAGTTATTCCAACATGTTCCAACCTTTGGCAGATCTGTCTAGCTGTTCCCGTTCAGAGAAGTTTCGTGCCCAGGCCCTTCGCCTGGCCGAACATCTGTCTCTTGAACTAGGACTACCTACCGATACAAGTAAATTACGCGACGAAATTCAGTGTGGAGAGTTAAGAAAGGCTGTACGAGAAATGATGCCTGACGAACTCAATGAAATACAGGAATTAAGTGTAAAAACATGTATGAAAGTCGAGCGTTCTGTGTGCAAGTATTGCGAACCAAGATTCGCTGAGAAAGTTAATGAGTGGCGTGACTTTCTTTCTCAGCCGGTACGGATCGACGATGGTCATCTGGAAACTTTCCGTAAAGCTTTCCGATCAAATATTCCACGTAAGTGGAACACCAGACCCGGTCCGTTTATACCTAATGGCAATGCTTCTCTTCTCCATTCGGTCAAGAACGGAGGTAATTGGAATGAAGAACAATTCTCTGACAGGTGTCGTACGGCCTTGGTATTCTCAAAGGGGAAGCCTCGGATTGTCACCTGTTACTCTTCATACAATACAGAAGTTCTGACCCCTCTTCATACTTCCCTATACAGTTTCCTTGGCGACATGGGTTGGCTTCTCGTAGGAGATCCAACTGAGGAACATGTCCTTCAGTTGAACGGTTTGGGAGCTTTCAATAGCTTCGATTACACCGCTGCGACTGACTCGATAAAGAAGGCCTATGTGCAGGCTGCTATTGAGGAACTTATAGAGGCCGCGGAAGATATCGGTTACGAGGAAGCCCGGTGTCTCCGTGTTCTTGGGAATCTCCGACTCTATGATCTTGAGACGGAGCTTCTTGGAGCTGAATATCCCGAGGGATTTCAGGACTTCAACCGAGGACAGCCTATGGGAAGTGTGATGAGTTTCCCTTTGCTTTGTCTCATTAACAAGACCTGTGTTGACATGGCTCTCACGGATCTGTACCTGTCCGGCAGGATCAGTTTCAAGGAGTGGTCAGAGCACAGGTGCAAAATTAATGGAGACGACTTGCTGGTTCGTGAACCGAAAGAGAGGTCTGATCTTCGTTCTGCCATCATCCGAAATGGTCAAGAAATCGGATTGACAGTGAACGAGGAAAAGAGCATGGTATCTCAGGAGCTTGCTGAGATTAACTCGACCCTCTTTTCTTCCGGCGGTAAAATGAAGGAAAAGAAGACAAATGCATCGGCTATCTATATGAAACCAGATACGGAGGATGTCCTTGGACTCGCTTTCGAGGCTTCCCGTACTGTTTCTGGGTTCAGATCAGTCGTTCGTGCAAACGCAAAGCTTCTTTCCCTCCAGCAAGAAAAGCATCTGGAAAAACTTCCTTATCCCTTTATAGCCATGTGCCGTAAGGACAAGAAGATAAGGAAGGCTTTACTTTCTGCCCCTTCTGGAACGAAAACTCAGATTGACAATTTATTTCCTGTCGTCGAGAAACCACTTGGTTACGATCTCGAGAGGAATGTTGAGATTTCTATCCTGGGTGCAGAAGTTAAGCGATTAAGGTCGCGGGGAATAGCATTGAACATAAGAAAATCAGAAGAAAAAAGAAAGAAGAAAAAAATGTTCATCGCGGTACCCTGCCAGAGGTCATGGCGGTCCCTCCTACGCCGTTCGGCTCCTAAGAAGGAAATGATTCTTTCCGTTCTTGAGAAGAAGTATTGGTCGACGATAAAGGAGTCTGGGTTGCGTGATATTGACGTTTTCGATCCTCATGTTGACGATTGGTTCTCGTTTCACGATGAGAGTCTCTTCGGTAGCAAGATCGAGATGTTGATTGCCTCTTTGAAGTCCTGCGGGATTAGCTCGAAATTGCGTACACCGAAGGTTGAGGACTGGTCTCAGGATGACTGGCTGCCTTTGGTCGATTTTTAGTTTTTCCCGTTCGAG